CTATAAACCAGAACACCTATACACCACATTAGCCTCAATTGACGCGCAGACTTATCCGCGCATCAAAGTCATCATTGGCAATCACAGTCCTGATGAGCATGACCACCACATGATCAACGATATGGCGCAACGCTATGACTTTGAAGTCATTGACACGCACCTTATCTGCCCTGGCGATCAAGTGGCGCATTACGCTTACCTTTGGGAGCAGGCAGATTCCGATTTAGTGCGCTTTGTGTATGACGATGATGTGATTTATCCGTCATCAACGTCCTACTTAGTTGACTTGGCGGATCATCACCGCGACGCCGTGATGTTTTGGCATCAACGCCATTGGATTGACGGTGCCGGGCGATTTCTTCGCGCACCAGGCTTTATCAATCAAGATGAACTGATGAAGTCATCGCGAGAGAACATTTTGCGTTTGATGGCGATGCACAAGAACTTTATTGGCGAGCCTTCGTTTGTCATGATGGACCGCTCCAAGTGCGCATTCACCATGACCTACGCGCCACTTGGCGAGCTGGCACCAAGGCATTATTTGGGTGACGTGACTTCGTATCTGGAAGCCACGCGCCACGGGCCAGCGGTAGGCGGTGGGGCGCACCTGGGGGCGTTTCGCTTGCACGCGAACCAAGACTCTAATAAGGACAACCCGCGCCACACATTAGGGATGGTGGATTGGGAAATGTTTATGCGCTACGAGTACCTTGGCGGCAACATCAACCGAGTCACGGCTGAAGATTGGGGGCGTACGGTTTTGCAGACATACTGGGCTGAGATGGAGCGCAGACCGCAGTTGCGTTTATTTCACTCGCGTTTGTCAGCAGATATGGCGTTTAACAAACTTGCCAGCATGAGCGGGTTTCTTCAGGATTACCACGCGTTGCGCATGAATCTTGCGCATTGATGCACGAATGTGCTAGTGTCTGCCCCCAAATGGGGGTAGTGCCATGAAAGCCAAGCCAGTGTGGGATAAAGCGCGTCCGAAGTCATTGGGCAAGAGCGAGCCGTTATCCAAGAAGGAAAAAGCCAGCGCCAAAGCCATGGCGAAATCCGCTGGAAGGCCCTACCCTAATTTGATAGATTCGATGCGTGCTGCATCAAAGGGTAAGAAATGACCCTTGAAGAAAAAATTCTCGCGAATTACAAACTCATTGATGGCAAAGTTTACGGTCCAAGAGGTTTGCTGCGCGGGACAAATTTATCAAGAGGGTACATAGGAACTTACATTCATCATGATGGCAAGTTAAAAAGAGTCTTGCTGCACAGGATGGTTTATTTGCTAGCCCATGGTTACTTGCCTGAAACCGTTGATCACATCAACAGAAATCCAAGTGACAATCGGGTTGAAAATTTAAGGGCGGCGACCAAAAGAGAGCAACAATCCAATAGGAGCTCAAAAGGCTTTTCTATTAGAACAAAAAATTATAAAAAGCCAAGATATGAAGTTTCATGCGACCATAAGTACATTGGTGTTTTTGATACCGAAGAGGAGGCAAGGGTTGCTTATGCGGCAGCAAAGCATAAGGCTTTTGGTGATTTTATCTTAGCGTATGAGGCCAAGAAATGAGCAAGCAAGTACGCGATTCAGCCGGGCATTTGTGGCCTGAGATTGTCGGAAGGCTTGGTACAAACACCAACATCACCACAACCGATGTAAGCCAGCAATCGCACGCCGCTGGCACTGGTGTGACGCTGATGCGGATTGCTAACGGATCAAATGCCGGTTATCACTGTCATTTTGAGGTGGGTAGCAATCCAACGGCATCCGAGTTATCACCGATCATTCCCGCTAATACGGTGGTTTACATTACCGTTTCGGCTAGCGATAAAGTGGCTATTGTTGCAGAGCAAAACCACACCATGCGTGTTTCTATGACGGACATACTGCCATCATGATGAAAAAGACCAAAGCCGAGAAGAAAATCTCCAAAGTCATGCGCGAGTACAAGGCGGGCAAGTTGCATTCCGGTAGCAAGAAAGGGCCGGAAGTGACAAATCCTAAGCAAGCCATAGCCATTGCGCTGTCCGAGGCCGGTAAAGCGAAGAAAAAATGATGGAATGCCCTATTGAAACCAAAGACCCGGTTGCGAATCTAAAGAATCGCAATTGGGCGTTTGCTAATGTGGGTTACGGCCCTGCTAACCCTGAATTGCCTAACCGTGAATTTTGGAGTGCCAAAGCCGAAACGTGGAACACGGACTTAGCGCAAGCCAAATCCATGCGTTGCGGTAACTGCGCCGCCTTTATCCAAACGCCTGAAATGATTGAGTGCATCACAGGTGGTATGGAAGGTGAAAGCGAAGAAGGGAACGGCGAAGAAGAGAACGGCGAAGAAGGCGAAAGCGAAGAGAACGAAGATTTAGAGATGGCGGTGCAAGACGCCGCCGATCTTGGTTATTGCGAACTATTCCACTTTAAGTGCGCAGCGGCGCGTACCTGTGACGCCTGGTTGGTTGGCGGGCCTATTACATCGATGATGAACTCGCGCCGCCAGCGCGAAGCCGTTGAGTTTCAGCGCGTCAATTTTATGCGTGAGGAAGATTGATGAAAACGCCAGCGTGGCAGCGTAAAGAAGGCCAAAGTCCAAGCGGTGGATTGAACGCCAAAGGCCGCGCATCGTACAAAGCAGAAACAGGCGGGACGTTAAAAGCGCCTGTGAAGTCTGGAGATAACCCAAGACGCGCCAGTTTTCTTGCGAGAATGGGCAACATGCCCGGTCCAGAATACAAAAATGGCGAACCAACGAGACTTTTGTTAAGCCTAAAGGCTTGGGGTGCATCAAGCAAAGCCGATGCACGAGCAAAAGCCAAAGCCATTAGCGCAAGAAATAAGGGTAAGTAAATGGACGTTGAAATGAACCTTGCTACCGGCGTCAAGTCCGGTGAGCCTATGGACGAGACTGAAATTCAAGCCATTGTTGCGGCTGAACTTGTTGACGCTACCAATTTTATTGACTTAGAGATTGGCAATCTTCGCGCCCGCGCCACGGAATACTACTTTGGCGACCCATTTGGCGATGAAGAAGAGGGGCGCAGTCAGGTTGTATCGATGGATGTGCGCGACACAGTGCAGGCCATTTTGCCAAGCCTTATGCGCATTTTCTTCTCATCAGAGAACGTTGTTCAGTATGTACCGCGCAGCATCGAAGATGCGCCGATGGCAGAGCAAGCCACGGACTATGTGCGCTATATCCTGAACGAAGACAACAATGGCTTTGTGCTGTTTCACTCCATCTTCAAAGATGCCTTGGTACGCAAGACAGGCGTTTGCAAGTGGTGGGTTGACGAGCACATTGAAATTAAAAATGAAAACTACACAGGTCTTGATGACGCACAACTGTCGTTGATTCTTGGTCAGGAAGGCGTTGAGATGGTGGACTTAATGTCCTCTGAAGACCCTTCAGCGCCGCCGCCCGTAATTGATCCGTTGACCGGCCAACAACTGACGCCAACCGTGATGATTCACGACGTAACGGTTAGCCGCAAAGTCATCACAAAGCGTTTCCGTGTCGAAAGCCTGGCACCTGAAGAGTTTATCGTTGACCGTAGAGCGCGAACGCTTGAAGACGCAGACATTGTGGCGCACAGAAAACTTGCCACTGTTTCTGAACTTGTTGCTATGGGGTATGACCAAGAGTTGGTCGAGTCAAACACGGGCGAGGACGAACTCGACACAAATATTGAGCGCATTGCGCGTAATCCCGCACAAATGATGTTTGGCGAGTCCGCTAATAACCCTGCGCAACGCCGTGTGCTTTATACCGAAAGTTATATAAGGCTTGACCAAGACGGTGATGGTGTGGCGGAACTCCGCAAGATTTGCACCATGGGTCCGTCATACAAGATTGTTGCCAACGATCCGGCTGATGATGTGCCTTTTGCTTATTTCTGTCCTGATCCTGAGCCGCATACGCTTTTTGGCATGTCCACGGCTGATGTGACTATGGACATTCAGCGCATCAAGTCAGTGATTTTGCGCAATATGCTTGATTCATTGGCGCAATCCATTCATCCGCGCACAGGCGTGGTTGAAGGTCAAGTCAATCTTGACGATGTACTGAATAACGAAAACGGCGCCATCATCAGAATGCGTGCGCCTGGCATGGTGCAGCCGTTCACCACACCATTCGTTGGCGGTCAGGCATTCCCGATGATGGAATACATGGACCAGGTGAAAGAGGCCCGCACTGGCATGTCCAAAGCCTCCATGGGCCTTAACGCCGACGCACTGCAATCCACGACCAAGTTGGCGGTACAAGCTACGGTACAAGCCGCGCAGCAACACATTGAGTTGATTGCTCGCGTGTTTTCTGAAATTGGCATGAAACGTTTGTTCAAGGGTTTGTTGCGCTTGATTACGCAACATCAAGACAAGCCACGCGTCATTCGTTTGCGCAATCAGTGGGTACAGATCGACCCACGCGGTTGGGATGCCTCAATGGATGTGAGCGTGAACGTTGGCCTTGGTACGGGCAGCATTGATGAAAAAATGCAATTCCTGCAAGCTATTGCTGGCAAGCAAGAGCAGTTGCTGCAATCGCTTGGTCCGAATAATCCCATTGTGACAGTTGGTCAGTACGCCAACACATTGACAAAACTTGTTGAAATGGCCGGATACAAAGACTCATCGCAATTCTTTAATCAATTGCCAACAGACTTTTCTCCGCCACCGGCGCAACCGCAACCCGATCCAACGCAAGCCTTGGCGCAAGTGCAGATTCAATCGATTCAGGCTGACATTCAAAAGAAAGCCGCCGAACTTGCTCTTGAGCGCGAGAAGATGATCCGCGCTGATGACCGTGAGCGTGATCGCATTGCACAAGATGGCGTATTGAAGCGCCAAGAGATGGAACTCAAGTACCAAATAAACTTGGCTGCAACGCAAGCCGAAATCGATGCCAGAGTAGCAATGGATCGTGAACGGATGCAAATGCAAGCCATTAACCAAGCCCAACAAGCCGTGACAGCGGCGCAACCCATGCAATGACCAACGACGAAAAATTACGCAGAGCACAGGAAGCCGAACGAATTATCAACTCCACGCTTTATCAAGAGGCGTGGCAGCAGATCAGAGAATCGTTGTTTGAAGAGTGGACGCACTCGGAAGATGCCAAGCATCGAGAGGCGATCTTTCATGACTTTAAGTCCATGGAACGTCTTCAAACCTACTTTGGAAGCGTGATAACCAGCGGTACGTTGACCCGTATGGCGGCTGATCGCCAACGGAAACTGACCAAAACTTGATGGAGCGCAATAAATGAGTGACAATTTAGCAACCGTTGAAAGCGAAAGCACAGCGGGGATGACGGTGGCGCAAGCCGCCAAAGCCTTTGAGTCGATGTTTGCCGAACCCGGAGAACAAGCAGAAACCAAGGCGCAAACGGATGAAGCGCAAGCCGAATCCGATGATGTTGGCGATGCAGAGACAGACGCGGAAGAGCAAGGCGAAGGGTCCGAAGACGTTGAAGCATCGAGCGAGTCAGACGAAGACGCTCAAGAGCAAGAGCAATCCAGTGAGCCACCAAAGTTCACCGTCAAGATTGATGGCAAAGAACAAGAGGTTGAACTCAATGAGTTGATCAACGGCTACCAGCGAACGGCTGACTACACACGCAAAACGCAAGCATTGGCTGAACAGCGCAAGGCCGCTGAAGCCGAGCTGAATGCGGTGCGTGAAGAGCGGCAAACTTACGCTCAATTGCTCACGGCTTTGCAACAGCAAATCCAACAGCAACAGGAAAACCCGATTGATATGGAGAGTCTATACAGGGACGATCCAATTGAATGGGTGCGGCAAACCGAGTTGCAACGTCAGCGCAACGAGAAATTGGCAGCGTCACAGGCCGAACTCCAACGCTTGAATCAGTTGCAGCAGGCCGAAGTGCAACGATCAATGAAAGCCAGGCTTGAGCAAGAAGCGCAACTTCTTGTGGAGGCCATCCCCGAATGGAAGAACGCTGATACGGCGAAATCCGAAAAGGCGGCTTTGATTGAATTTGGTTTGAAAGAAGGTTTTCAAGAAGATGACTTGAAGGGCGTGGCTGATCACCGCGTTGTCAAGTTACTTCGTAAAGCAATGCTATACGACAAGATCACGGCGAAACAGGCAACGATCAAGCCCAAGCCGCCAACCGTACAGCAGTCCAAAGTCATTGCACCAGGTAACCCTAAGTCCGCCAAAGTTTCCACGAGCGAAGTAGTCCGAGCCAAACAGCGCCTTGCAAAAACCGGCAACGTCCGTGACGCTGCCAAACTGTTTGAACATCTCATCTAAAGGAAACCCAAATGACTATCGCATCAAACACCTTCCTTACTTACTCTGCAAAGGGTATTCGTGAGGATTTGAGCAATCAGATTTACAACATCAGTCCTGAAACCACACCGTTCATGAACAACATTGGACGTGGCACAGCAAGCAACACGCTGTTCCAGTGGCAGACAGACACGTTGGCGGACAACACGACCGCAAACGCGCAACTGCAAGGTGATGACATTTCGACGTATGACGCTGTAACGCCAACCGTTCAACTGACCAACTACACGCAGATCAGCCGTAAGACTGTGGTGATTTCTGGTACGGTTGAAGCTGTCAACAAAGCAGGCCGTAAGTCAGAATTGGCCTATCAGCTGGCAAAGCGTGCGGCTGAGTTAAAGCGCGACATGGAAACCATCATGCTGGCTAACCAGGCAGCATCCGCTGGTGACTCGACAACGGCCCAAAAGACCGGATCGTTGCTCGCGTTCATTAAGACCAACACCGACAAGGGTACGAACGGTGCTGATCCTTCTTACACCACGCTGCCCAACGATGATCGCAGCGATGGCGTAACCCGCGCATTCACTGAAACCATTCTTAAGAATGTGCTTCAGAAAGTGTGGGAGCAGGGCGGCGATCCTTCGATTGTGATGGTTGGTGCCAAGAACAAGCAAGTTGTTTCTGGCTTCAACGGTATCGCAACGCGCTATCGTGATGTGCCTGCTGGTAAGCAAGCGCAGATCATTGGCGCGGCTGATGTGTATGTTGGTGACTTTGGACAAGTCAACATTGTTCCTAACCGTTTCCAACGTGATCGTGACGCGTTTGTTTTGTCACCTGATTACGC